TGAAAGCTGAATACAGCTTGGAACTTGCACAGGATCTGAAAGCAATCCACGGTCTGGACGCTGAAACAGAATTGGCTAACATTCTGTCCACAGAGATCCTTGCAGAAATCAACCGTGAAGTCATCCGTACTGTAAACTCTCAGGCCAAAACTGGTGCATTGCAGGCTAACACTGCAGTGAACGGTATCTTTGACTTGCAGACAGATGCTGATGGTCGTTGGAGCGTAGAGAAGATCAAAGGTCTTATCTTGCAGATCGAGCGTGAATCTAACATCATCGCTAAAGAAACACGTCGTGGTAAAGGTAACTTTGTTATCTGTTCTTCCGATGTTGCTTCTGCACTTGCTGCTTCTGGCATGTTGGATTACTCCCCAGCAATGTCTACAAACTTGCAAGTAGATGACACAGGTAACACATTTGCTGGTACTCTGAATGGTCGCACTAAGGTCTATATTGACCCATATGCTTCTACAGACTACTGTAACGTAGGTTACAAAGGTACTAACCCATACGACGCTGGCGTATTCTACTGCCCATACGTACCACTCACAATGGTTCGTGCGGTTGCGGAAGATAGCTTCCAGCCAAAAATCGGTTTCAAGACACGCTACGGCATGGCTTCTAACCCATTCGTTGGCGCAACACCTGCAAACGGTTTGGCAGCGGTTAAAACTAACCCTTACTACCGTATCTTCAGAGTGGACTCCATTCTGGGTGCATAAGCACTAAAATAAAGGGAGAGGGTCAACCTCTCCCACTTAACTAGGGCGGTCTTTGGGTCGCCCTTTTTTATGTGATATATATGAATGAAGGAGAGTTTATGCTAAACGTAAGTTTTTTACCAGTTCCTGATAAGACCCAACACGATCCAAAAATTGGGATGCAAGGTTGGGGATATCTACCATATGACAATCCACTATTGCAAGAGTGGGTTTCAGCTATTGGTAGAGAACACAAGATCAAAACAATGTTCGAGATTGGCACATTTGCTGGGTATTCTGCCACAATGTTTTTAGAACATCTGTATTATCTAAGTAAACTCAAAACGATTGATCCTAACCGCTTTTCAATTGGTGCTGGTATAGCATTAGAACAGAGATATGGTAATAGGGTAGAGTATCAAAAAATCAAATCAACTGATTATAGTGGAACTTGGGATGAACGTTATGATATGGTATTCATCGATGGTAATCACAGTGGAGATGTTCCTTACTTAGACATTGAACTCGCTCTATCGTTTAATCCTAAAGTGATTATGATGGACAACGTAGAGTTACCTGATGTACAACGTGCTGTAAAGAAAGCTGGTTTGTTTGATTTGATCTATGATCCAGATTATTTCTACTATACAAATGAACACAGAGGAAGACGGCAACCAGGAATATTAGGGGCATTTAATGTACGAAACACGTTACAGTAGAGAATGGTTTAAAGAATATCTTTGGCCTGAAGAAGATGTTCATCTATGGAGACATTTGAACAAAGAAAAATATGGTCGAACCGTTCCCCAAACTGTAACAAATATGTCTGATGGCAGAGGGGTTATTGTACAAGCAGGTGGGGCTTGTGGGATATATGCCGATTACTATTCTAAAAGATTTGGTAAGGTATGGACCTTTGAGCCAGATCCAGATAACTTCCATTGTCTCAAAGAAAATACGAAAAATGTTATAGCGTTTAACTGTGCTCTTGGTGACAAACTTGGTAAGGTAACTATGCACAATGATAGAAAGAACTTTGGCGCAACCCATGTTGTAAAAGAAGATGGTCCAACGAGAGTTCTTACAATCGATAGCATGTCAGTTTTTCCAGACGTCATACATCTTGATGTAGAGGGATATGAAACAAATATATTGAAAGGGGCAGAGTTTGCCATAGAGAAATGTTCTCCAATGCTAGTGCTTGAGACTGCAGATGAAGATTATGTTGTGGGGAAACTAGGATATACTCGTGTTGGTGAGATAGGTGCCGATAAAATATATAAAAAGTTTTAAAAAGACTTGACAAAGGGCGAATCATTTGCTATGATGTATATGTAATCAAGAGAGGCACTAATATGATTTATCAAGTTCACCAGATCCACCTGACTAATGAAGACATTGATCTTATCAACTCAACAGGTGATCACAATGCTGTTCCAGCAAATGGTCTAAAACAAAAAATGGCTTTTGCTCGTGACAATATTGGTGGTTATGCTGCTGAAGCATGGGACGCTGGTTACTATACTCACGTTGCTAACATCACTGCTAAAGATTATGATCAAGTGTTCGAAATCGGTAACATTGGTCCAGAAGAAAACATCGAGCGGATTGCTCGTATGCATTCTGTTTCTGTTGGTGATGTGATTATTGCAGATGACGGTACACAAGTTGTTGTTGCTTCCTTTGGTTTCGTTGCCATCGGTCACAAACCTGAGTTGGTAGCCCCGTCGCCCTCGGGGCGACCAAGGCTGAGTTGGTAGCAGCATGAATATTTTCATTCTCAATGAGAACCCAATACGTGCGGCACAAGAACAATGCGACAAGCATGTAGTCAAGATGATTGTGGAGAGTGCTCAAATGCTCTCTACTGCCCATCGGATGCTAGATGGCTACGTTGAGAAACGTGCCTCTAAGTCTGGCAAACGGATGGTAAACTACTGGGTTCACCCCAACTCGAACATGGAAGAAACACTCTACAAGGCTGTACATCATGGACACCCTTGCACTGTCTGGACCATGGAATCTCTTGCAAACTATGCTTGGCACTACGAACACTTCTGTGCTCTTGCTATCGAGTATGAATATCGGTACAAGAAGAAGCATGCCACGTTTGAAAAGCTAGAAGAGATCCTATCGATACCACCCAAAAATATTCCACAGAATGTTGGGCAAACACCTTTCAAACTTGCAATGCAACACGAACCACAGTGTATGCACGAAGAAGATCCAGTGCGGTCATATCAAGAATATTACTACACTAAGCGTGATCGGTTTGATATGAAATGGACAGAACGTCCAGTGCCTGATTGGTTTGTGTCACAAATGATCAATGAAAACTTCGATGATATAGGAGCATAAAATGTACGACTTTGATACAATTACTCAAGATATACCACGGCACGGTTCGCCTCAAGATCGTGGTAGTGCTGATGCCTATTACGGGCGTACTTATGCTCCCCATTATTATGTTGGTGCTTCAATGCAGTCAGAGCGTGTAGAAAAAGACAACATGACTGTTGGTGAGATTGCAGCTTACATATATGGGTATGATAATGAAGATGATCGGAAGGAATGGTAATGAAGTGGCTTATTCTTATCGTTGGTTTGTGGTTGCTACTTTATAATGATGCCATATTATTTCAGATGTTACATGAAACAATAGTGGAAATGCTTAGATAAAATCATATAAATAGAGATACACATCTCACAAGGGTTTTAACATGGTAACCACATCAACACTACAGAATTCCAATTTCTTGCAAGCCACTGGCTTCAAGATTGTGATTTATAGAAAACGATTTGCAAACCTAGAGTTCTTTGCGCAAACAGTATCTCACCCTAGCGTATCATTGTCGCCTACACAGTTGTCTTACAGAAAGACAGACATATTCGAACCAGGCGATAAACTGATTTACGATGATCTTCAAATTGATGCTATTATGGACGAAGATATGCATGTTTATGCAGAAATGTTAAACTGGCAAAGCACACTTATTGATGCACCAAAAGCATCAAACTATTCAAGATCATCTAAAGGAACAGAAGCAGAAGCTCAAGAATATGATATATCAGTACTGATTTTGAATAACTCTAACGTAGCCACAAGAGAGATCGTTTACAAAGCAGCGTTTCCTACATCATTAGGAACACTGCAACTTGCTACAAATGCTGGTAGTGTAGAACCTTTGATTTTACCAATCACGTTTAAATACAACACCTTTTCTTTCACATAGATAAGGTAGTACATTATGAAAGATAACTATGAACTTAGAAACCGTATTAAAAATGTGGCAAGAAGATAGTGTAATAGATCACTCATCTCTTGACGAAACATCACGAAAAACACCTGCTCTTCACGCCAAGTACCTTGAGTTACTAGCGAATGCTAAACTACGTCATAAGAAAGCAGAGATGACGCAGAAAACTCTCCTACAGAAAAAATGGTTATACTACAACGGAAAGATGGACCGAGACCAAATAGATGAACTCGGTTGGAAATATGATCCGTTTAATGGTTTAAAAGTTTTAAAAGGAGATATGAACTACTATTATGATTCTGATATAGACATTCAAAAGTCAGAAGAGTTGATTCAATACTACAAGACCCTAGCAGACACACTCTCAGAGATCGTATCCAATATTAACTGGAGACATCAGACAATCGGAAACATGATTAAGTGGAGAATGTTCGAAGCTGGTTCTTAGGGTAAAGAACGTGTTTTAACTACATCTAAAGCAGGGGAAGAAGTCCACCTGTCCATTCCTGCAGAACCACCAATAGTAACACCCTCAAATGCAGAATCTGTATAATCTAGGTCCAAATAATTCTCCAATGCAGTATATGCATCCTCATCAGGCCACTGAGTAGTTTTAACCAAAGTTTGTTCATCAACATCCCATAGCAAAGTATCAAGATATGAGTTTTTATCTTCAAACATTCCTATAATCGAATTGTCACCAGTATAATTTTGCACTGCTACTATAAATGGATCAAAACAAATTTCAGTCCACCATCTATTAAAATCTCCAGCAGAATCAAATATCTGATCTCCAGTGTATGCGTATGTTTCAGTAACGTCATATGTCATTTAAGGTGCTCCATCGCTATCTTCTGCTTGCATTTCAGCCATTGTCCGTACCCAACCTCTCGTGAAAGCATCTGCTACGATAAGTTCACGAGTTGCTGGGATTTGTACGCCTTCGTCTAGCGCACGGTTGGTGTACATCTGGACTATTTCATCATTAGCTATTCTGGCTCGATTTGTGACTGCATTCTCTGCCCAATCTTGGGGTGACATAGCGCAATATTCTAAGCCTTTTAGCTGCGTGTCTGTGAGTGTGATTGTTATGTCTGGCATTTTATTTTCCTTTTTATCCTACTAAATACCCTGAGAGACAACATGCAGGAGCGTAATATCTAATAGTTGTACCTGAGTGACCACGTATATATACCTGTATGGTGTCATTTGCAGATACGTCTATTAAGCTAGTCATACTTGCTGTAGTATCGTTATCTCCTTGGTTTGTATAACCTTCCATAATATGAGGCTGTGATATCACTCCACCATTTTTGCCAAACCTAGCAGTCCAGTGGTGATTGTCATCATCTTGACCACCGCCATGTTGTGCATACATAGAAAGTATAAATAAGTATTTCCCTGATACGGGGGCCGTAAAGTCGTAAGTACTGGTATCATAGTTACTACCTATATCAAAAATCTCACTTGTCAAAGCTAATTTATGGTATGTGTCTGCGGCTAGGTAACTAGTCCAAGCCCCTGTGCCTTGAACACGAAACGATGGCTGGGTCGGCTTTGTTACACGACCTGATTCGTCGATGCGCATGGCTTCCGTTAAGGTTCCAGAACTGGAAGCGTTTGTGTTAAAAGTAATCTCACCGCCGCCGCCAGTACCCGCATACAAAACCTCAATACTTGAAGCAATGCCGGGCGTAACATCATTCGTGAAGAACTCTATGCCACCTGCCTGATTGTTCTGCGAAGCAGTTGTATCAGTGTCAGTG